AGACGACGATTGACCCACGCGCATTTGTTATATTAGATGATTGTTTATATGACCAATCTTGGACACGTGACAAAATGATGCGTTTACTATTTATGAACGGTCGTCACTGGAAGATTATGTTGATTATCACAATGCAATATCCATTGGGTATTCCGCCCAATCTGAGAACAAATATTGATTATGTATTTATATTAAGAGAACCGTATCTTACAAACAGAAAGCGTATTTGGGAGAACTATGCGAGTATGTTTCCGACATTAGAAGCGTTTTGTGGCGTGATGGACCAGACGACAGAGAACTTTGAATGTTTGGTGATTAATAACAATGCCAAATCCAACAAATTAAATGACCAGATTTTTTGGTATAAAGCAGAGAAACATCCCGATTTTAGACTAGGGTCAAAGGAGTTCTGGGATATATCAAAGGGTATGGGGTCTGATGACGAAGACGAGGCATATGACCCAAGCAAGGGTAAGAAACGTGCAGGTCCAGCAATTAACGTAAAAAAGAATAAATGGTAAGTGAAATAAGTACTACAATAAACCGAACGAATTATTTATGGGTCATACATATCCTCGTTTTCTTCTTCTAATTCCGAATCAAGATCATAAGATTCATTGTCTATTATTGGCAGTGCGAACTGCTGGTGTCTGTGTGTGACGTCGCTATATACATTTCTGGCAAGTTCATTAAACTCGTCGTAGCTGTTTTCATCTCCATTATGCTGGGCATCGTCATTTTCTTGTTCTTGTTCTAGTTGGTCGATGTCGGAAGGGGTCAATTCGGCAGCGTTTTCTTGTGCTACTGTATCGTCATCAAATTCGGCTTCGGACTCATCTTCAAATTCGTCTTCGTTGATAAAATGTATGTGTGAATTTTGCGTGTGGTAATCATCATTTTCAGAGCGGAGTGTAGCGTGTGAAGTCATGAAACCGGCAGCGTCGTCCCGGACACGTTTAAATGTAACATGGTCACAATTAAACGTTGCCTCCCCGACCACACGCTTATTTTTGACTTTATACAATCGTCGCCCGAATTGGGGATTGTGCATATGAAATATATGCAGCTTGTGCATTAGTAAGCATTTTGACCGATGTCTAACACTGCTGTCAATTGAATAGTTCATTTCTAAGTATAAACGCAAATAGGGTTTGAATATGCGCACCAAGTCATCGTCAGGGAAATCATCGTCGATCTTGATATTCGTATTAAACGACAGAACATTGTAGATGTAATCGAGCTGTGTTTCTTTATCTTCATTTTCAATGAATCGGTGAATGTATTTTTCGCGTATCAACACTTGATTGTTTCGTTTGAATTTGGTTAGATTGAAGTTGCTTAGAAAGAATTGATACAATATATCCGGTGTTCGCATAAGACGGTCTTTAATTTGGAAATAAATGTTATATAGGTCCGATTTTGAAAATGGCATTTTGTTGTAGGGATTTTTTATGGGTATCGGCTCGGAGATAAAGTAGGGCGAATTGCAAAGGGATGTTTCTATGATTTTATTCAAATCGGTGATGGCAAACAAATACCGATAATTGTTTTGCAATAGAACAATGACATTGCGGTCGGTGATGCGTAGTTCATTTAAATATAAATCGGTGTTCATTATTATCGGGGCGTGCTTGACCTTAAATATATGCGCAAAACGACACAATGCACTGTAATGCCGTTGGCTGCGAATATGCAAATTTGTAATGTATTTTTTCACTTCATCGGATATGAAAGTCAAGCCACTTACCATGCTAAAATGTTCAAACTTAGTTAAGATTCCAATAGGGGATGGTGATGCATTGTTGCTAGTCTTTATGTGAAATATCATATGTTGAACTAGATTACTAGACGAATGGGTACCGAATTTCTTAATCGCATTGTCAATGTCTAATTTCATATAAGCGGACCGATTATTCATACTTAAATTTGTGAGGTCAAAGTGATATTGTTCATCACTTAGTGAATGAAGTTTGTGGACGATGTATGAAAAGGTATTCATTTTGTATTGATTGATGATGCAAATATTGGATATAAACCGCAATCAATTTTCTAAAAATTTTGTAAGAATAATAAGTATTATTACAAAATTTAATGGGTATCGCAATCAATTTGTTCCAATGCCTTATTGCAACAAATGGCAATATCGCTCATTATAATGCATAGTTTGGACAATGATACACAGCAACACTCAATTCCGTTTAATGAGATGCACCAAGAGTATGCACAGCATTTAGCGGCAACGTGAACGTTTTCCTTCTTCACACAACACGTTTTAACCGGAACAACTTCCTCACGGACCATGGGGGTAACCTCTTCTGGTTTTGTGGGTTCTTTTGTTTCAGGCATTAATGGATCGTCTAGGGATAGTTTTGGGAGTTCTTTGATTTCTTCTTTGGCGGACATGTATATACTGCCTAAATATATTTTTTGAGAATTCATAAATTAAATTGCATATGATTTCAAGTTAGGTGCAAATAAGTATGATATATAACTTACGTATTTACAATGATGATATTACTCGGTCTTCTGTTTCGCGTCTGCCAATAATTCATCGCGCAACTGGGCTGATTCAACAGTGACTGCATCTCTGCTATCAAAATCCACAGTTTCCTTTACGCCGACTAAATTGCCCTCGGCATCCATCGTTTGTGTAAGAACGTTTCCGCTTTTGTTTGCCTTTTCAATGTTCTCCATAATCGCCTTCTTCTTTGTTTCGCGAACACGTTCCTCAAACTCCTTCTTCGCCATCTCCTCGTTCTTCAATTTCTCCTTATGCAGTGCATTCAACTCCTCCTCCAAATGCTCAACGCGTCCGGTCTTGTATGCATCGGGATCCCAAGGAACCCAAACACCAACGGGTCCGACGTAAATGTCGTGGTTGGGGTCGTGCTCGCGCATCTTTTTGCATCTCTCCTCTGCCTCATCCTGTGTAGAATACACGCCGCGGATTTTAAGACCGCGCACAGACGTTTGGAACGCGTGTTCTCGGTTAAAGGTTTCATTTAGCTTATCTTCCTGCTTATCTAAGAAATTTTTGTAATCATCCTCAATTCCACTCTTCTTCAATTTATCAGTCTCTTCCTTGACGAACTCATTAAAGTCGTTAATCAATGTCTCCACCTTTAAATTGTACTTGTATGCAATGAAATGAATAAACTCAAAGTATCGTTCCATAGATTTAGAGAATTCCCAGTTCTTAATAAACTGATTGAACAAGTAAACCTCGCGTTTCTTTAAAATCTTGTCAGGAGAGACGAACGACATACACGCGAACTTTTGTCCAGCGATTGGGGGGTCCTCGTCGCATAGGTCCACGTACTTGGTGTTTTTCGTTCCGTCGGTATTTAGCTTCTTTTCAAAACTAGACATTTAGGCAGTATAATTGTTATATAGATCTTTATTTAAGTGTTTTACACAAAATATAATTTACGGAATAGCACTCTTGCATAATTATTTAGCATATAATTAATTGTTGCGGCTCCTTTTTTTTTGTTGTAATATAATATAACAATCACAATGCTTGATTTGAACGATTTAGTGAAACGTGCGATAAAGTACCTTATTGAGGGTTTAGTCGTGGCTCTTGCTGCCTTTGCCATCCCCAAGAAGCAACTTAACGTGGAGGAGATAGTCATTATCGCCCTCACTGCTGCTGCCACTTTCAGCATCCTGGATGTGTTCATTCCTTCTATGGGAGTGAATGCCCGCGGTGGTGCCGGATTCGGTATCGGTGCCAACCTGGTGGGTGGATTGAAGATGGTCGCTTAATCGTAGCATCTTAACACCTTTTTTATTTGATTATAATTGTAATGATTGTAATCAAAACCGTTTTGAGCAAAATAATAATGCAACTATGATTAATAATTATGCATCATAGTATGGGTTATCGTGTATCTTCATCCCACAATACTCTTGTGGTTTCTTCTTATAATCAATCGGTTCGTGCAGCCCCGCCTCTTTTGCGTTGTCCAATAAAAACTTGAAATTCGCCCAAAACTCACTCTTGTGTCCAATTGACTCGGTCATTATATGTGACAATTCGTGAATGGCGACGAACATTAGGGTATTTTCGTCAATCAGATTGTTGTTATCATTTTTCTTTTGGTTTAAACAAAATGCCACCTTTTCGCCCTTGTTCTCACTGTATGCAGTATAACTACTCGTCGGCAATGTCTCCATTATTTTATCTGGATTAAATCCCGAGACCAATCGTTTCACATCGTCTCTGTCCTTGTGATTTTCTTTCATATATGCTACGAGTAATTTGCATTTGCCGGTAACAGTTGCTAATAAATCTGCCGCTTCGGCGATGCGTTTTCGGTCACGCACGCAATATTTATTGCCATCCACTGATGATACTATACATTTCAATTGAAAACTTTCAGCATTATCGTAATACGTATATCCAGATATTGCGAGAACCATTATGATTATAACATATCCTAAAACATCTCCTTTTTCCATTTGTCGTCTTCTTATATAATATTCGTGATTTAATTATTACGAATATTATAAACGTTACGTTGTGGCTACAATTGTATTCAATACTTAACGGCCCAATTCAAGGGGGACACGCGCCATATCGGCCTCAATGGTGCTCTGGTTCCAGGGTCCAACGTCCGCCTTTGCGATGATGGGGTCAGAACGCAGTTGGAGGTTGGCGTTGCGCAGAGACTGTCCAATGGTATCTAAACCAATGTGGTAACCGGCTTGGAGCAGGTCAGGCATCATCACATCACCACCCTTCATCGTGGAGGGGTTTAGTTCAGCCCACTGGCTGTTTCCGTCGGCAGGCAGCAACTCGCTGGGGTTAGCAACGGGTTGAAGGGCATAACCGGCACCAGCCGCCTGTGCAGGGGCAGCGGGGGCAGGAGCAGCGGCAGCAGGGGCAGCAGCACCCTCCTCAGCCGGCTTACCGCCTTCCATATTGTCAACAAAAGTGACCTTCTCGCCGGAATAGCTTAATAGACCCCACACCAACACAATAAATATAATAACCACGAGAACAAACTCCTTGGTGAAGAACTTTGCAAGACCGCTTTGAATTTCCTTAAACATTTTCGTTTATATAAACGGCTGACAAAATTTTTTACATCAAAATAGATTAAATGTACTAAATATATCTGTGGCGATTTACTTTATTTGGTGTATTCATTTTCATCGTCGTTCTCTAAATCACTTTCACCACTTTCGTCGTCGCTATCGTCAATATCATCCAACATATATTTATTTTTGATGTTTTTTGCTTCTAAATAGGACGCCAGTGCCAGGTCTCGTGCATACTTTGCTTTTCGTCTGGCCTCTCTGTACATTTCATAATATACATCATTTCGGTTCTTTAAAGTAATCTGATCGTTCACTGGCAATTCATCTAAATCAAATACAATTTCTTGCATTTCGTCTGATCCGATGTTCTCCATTTTGTCCTCTTTCTTGGGAGGTTCTGTTGGACTGATGGTGGGTTCGGGCTCGGACTGGGACATAGATGCCTTTGCCGGTTCATTTTCGTCGGTTTTTACAAATATTCCTAAATCAGGGGCAGTTGCGACCTGTTCTTGCTCCTCCACGGGCGTCACGATTGGGTCATCTACAACAACATCCATTTGGTTGCTTGTTACGATAACGTGTTCTCGGACTTCGGGGGTTTTGACAATCCCAACATTTGCAGGTTGCTTAAATAGGCATCTATCAAATAAATTTGCTGGTTTTAGTACCATTGCTTGTTTTATTTCCATATCAATTTGGAAACTGCGGGCTGAGCACCGGATGCCTTGTACCTCAATAATTGACATTAACTGTGCAGTGCCGGTTATGGCGCTATATTCTACCTCTTCGCCATCTTCATTGTATATTTTTAGTTTGGGCTTATCTAATATCGTCTGTATATTTGCGCGGATTGTATAATATTTACCTGATTTATATAATTTAATTGGGGAAGTGAAGTAGTTCTCAATATCGTGCAATTCCATTTCATTGTCAAACCACTTTGCTCTGTTTTCATAGATATATTTGTGACAATGTATTTCTAGGTTCTCCATCCATCTAATAAAATGTTCATTTTCATTAGTAAACATTAAGTCGCAATAATGTTTCTTGCCCACCTTCACAATGCCCTGTTTGCTAATACAGGCGGGTGGCTGGACATATAAATGGCTGCCGTTTTTCACCAAGAATTTGATGAAATGATTACCACCGAGAACCGGGATAGGTTTCGTCAATTCCATTTTGCTAAAATCAAATGCGTCAAACTCCTCATTCGTACTGTATATGTTCTCCATTATACATAATAAATAGGTCTCTTTATTATTATTTGTCGGCAAAACATTCGTTTAGTGGGATACGTTTGTTTCTTGCTGTTTAGTAAGTAATTACGGGACAATAATGTTTGCAAAACGCAAAATGGATGGTTATGCGGGGTTTTTGCAAAATGAGAATATAAAGAATAACATTAACGAAATACTGAAATTGATCAGCGAGACGATTTACAATGAAATCAATGTGTATATTTGGATTATTT